AGAACAGCAGAACCTGTCATCCAGTGCTCCATTTCACGAGAATAGCCGTTAGCTTCACGGTAGCGAATTTGTAAAGCAGGAATATTTAATCCAGTTCGAGGATCTTTATTAATTCCTGAAGGTACAAATAAAGCTTTTTTACGATAGCCTACAGATCCACCTAAACCTCTTTGGTTAAACAAGTCATAAGTTTTCTTGTGGAAAGTATAACCACCACGAGTAAACGATGAGAAACCAAAGTTTAGTGCCATATCTTTATCGTTATTAAAAGCTCCCCAGTATTGAGCACCAGAATTCGGTGCAGCATGTAAGTTTTTAGTAGACATGTAATCGTCAATAGCTAAAGAGAAGTCTAAACCACACCATGCAGTGTATTCAGCAGGACCTCTTTGCTTATCAATTGCGTCTACAAATGCATCTATACGAGCATCAGATAAAGCACTTCCGGCTAAATCTCTCATACCATTAGCTTCAACATTAGGAATTAAACCTAAAGTCCCAGTAATACCAGTTGCATCTACATTAGTGTTTGTTTCAGCAAACATCATAGAAGCTTCTAAATAGTCATTAAAACGCTTGCGAGTGTCGCCTTCACCTTTAATATACCACACATAACCAGACTTACCTGTTTCTGGAGAATTTACTTTTACATATGTTACTTGAGTTGCGTCAGAACCCGATACAGCATAAGACTCTTTGTAAATAGCTGTACGACCAGTTACTTTAGAAACGCTTGGCTCTAAAGATTCTGGCTGGTTAGTAGCTTTAGCAAATTCAAGACCAATAACTACAAACTTTTTGTCATTCCAATCACCTACAGTAGTTGAAGACCAGGTACCGTAAGGTTCAGCAACAAAAGTATTATTATCAGTGTAAGTTTTTACATAACCTAAGTCACCGTTATCAAATAATACATTAGCACCTACTCGAATAAGTTGCCCAACTTCAACTGAGCTATCTGCAGCAACTTCAAAAGTAGCGTCTGAAGTAGCATCACCAGCAAACGCTACAGGGCTTGAACTTTCAAGTGCGAATTCTTGATGTAACATAGTTTCTTCAAAGTGTAAAAACTCATCTGAGCCTACAGGAGTCATATTCCCTATAGTTTTAAGGTAACCAGATAAACCTTGGTCACCATATTTTTTTATCAATTCTTCGGATACGTCATGCTTTTGCAAATTTAATTGTGCAATAGCTGTAGCCGAAACATATGAATCTGCAACCGCTTTTCGTGTAGCGGATGGAGAAAATGATGGAGAAGTCATAATTTATTTTTTTAATATGTTTATTGTTAATTTTATAAATCGCCGTTTGAACTCATAGCTTTAAATATTTGTGAAGCTATGTCGTTATTTTCAGCGTTATCGGCTTGCGCCGGTTTGCCTTCAAATGAAGGATTTTTAAGTTCCTGAACGACTTGCTCAGTCCCTTGTGATTTATAGTGATTTGCTACGGATTTTACAATATCTTCTATGTTATTTAAAATAAACATATCAGTATTTAATGCATCATAATTCCACGTTCCATTTTCATCAAGATATTGATTAAAGAAATTTTCAATATTATTTTTATATTCCTCAGGACTTGGTTTATTTGAATCATCTATCTTAAAAGTAAACTCAGTACCTTTATCATCGATCTCAAATGTTAGTCCCTCTATATCATTCATATCTTCAATCACATTATCAAAAAATTGCTGGCGCTCTTGCGTTAGCTGTTCTGCTTGCTGTGCTTCTTGCTGCATTGATGAAACAGGAGTTTTATAATGCTCTTTAAAGTCTGAAATTTCTTTTCTAGCTTTTATAGCTTCTTTTTGTAAAGCTATTTGCCCAAACCTATAATCATTTGAATCTTTTTCTGTTCCAATTTTATAAGTTTGTTCCATGTAAAATTTCAAATCTTCTTTTGAAATCCCAGGATTTTCTCGCTGTAACATAAACATTACAGCATCCTCATTAGACATTTCGTCAGGATTTAATGACTGTGTTGCTATAAAATCTTCAACCGTCCGACCAGTATTTCTAACATATTCATCTATTTGCTTTAGCGTTTCGCTAGCATAGCTAAATTCTTGTTTAGTTTCTTCAGGTTTAATATAACTTTCAAAGTCATCTACAGAGCTAAACTCTTGTCCGTAGCGTTCAGATAATAATATTCTAAGAGCTTCATCATCAGTAAGTTCATCTTCAAGCTCTTGTTGCACACTTTCTGTACTTTCTTCGCTTTGATTTACCTCTGGTGTTTCAGCATTAGAATCAGTCGCATTACTATCCGACGACTCTACATTTTGTTCATTATTTGAAAGAACTTCTTCTGGCTGAGTAGATTCGGCATTTTCATCTACTATCTGCCATGTTTCATTAGTTTCGTTTTCTTCTGCCATTATATTAAATTTAATTTATTAACGCAAATATAATAATAATTTATAAAGTTGCTTTTATTAAAGATGAATTATATTGTAATTCTACAATACTATTACTATAGCTAGCTTGCAAAGCTTCAAATACTTTTTCTTCTAAAACATCTAAATCATTTACATTGTTAAAAAAGTCAGCAGTATAAGTTCCATCTGAAAAAGTTGTATCACTCGACGTAGCTAAATAATTATATTTTTCAAGGTTGGTTGTATCAATAGTACCTTTAGAAAAAACTAAAGTATTAGTTGTACTTCCTGATGTAAAAAATATTTTTAATTGATTTGTTTCTTTTTTAATATAATCAATTTTTTCAGAAGGTATAAATAAAACATCTCCTTCGTAATGTGAAGTTATTTCTAAAGAATATCCGCTACCAGCAGTATAAGTTTTACCGTCAAGAGAAGTAATACCAGTTAATTGATCATCTACACCTGCTTTTAAATTAGGATTTAAAGATTGTAACCTTATATGAGATGCATCAGTATCGCCAGTATTATATCCAATAGCTATTTCACACTCATTAAATAAAGTATATAAATTATCGCCTCTAAAAGCATCAGCATCTTTAGTAGCATCTAAAGGCAAAACAATACTATTATTATAATTACCTATAGTAATATTTAAAGTGCTGCTTCTTGACGATGCTCCTCCAACAGCAAAACCAATAACACTATAGACAGGATTTACATTTTTAATTTTTAATATTCCCATTATGTTCTAGCTATATCTATCTCAGCTGCTATATTTTGACTATCAGGATTTATATCCATTTGGTCTGAAGGAGCTGGCATCATATTTTCTTCTATTGCTGTTACAGGAGACTCTTCAGTACGACCAGATTTTAAATCCATTTTACCTTGATTTATTTTATCTTGTACTTCTTTGCTGCCATCAGTTTTTACTTTTTCTTTATCAGTAAGCCCTTGGTTTTCAATTCTTTTCAACTCCATTTTTAACTCAAACTCTTTTTGCAAACGATCCATTTCTTGTTGATGTTTCATTTGTTCAAATTGAGTTTTCATTTCGTACTCCATTTGCTTCTCTTGTTGCATTTTTTGCATTTCTGCTTGAGACTTTTGCTGTTGCAGTTGCATGGCTTGCTGCTGTTGTTTGGAGGCCATTTCCTGTTGTTCTTTTTGATATTTTTTTCTTCTAATAATTAAAGACTGATTTGCTAGTTTTATGTTTTTTATTGAACGTATAAATATAGCATCCTCTAATCTTAACTCTTTTTGTTGTAAAGACATCTGAACATTTTGTTCAAACGCTTGTCTTTCAGCTTCATCAGGAGCTATTGTAACAGATAAACCAAATTCATTTAAATGAAAATCGCTGCCTATTTTAATACTTTCAATAACGGCTTCGCCAAGCATAGCTATATATTTATTTTTAAGATCAGAATACTTAATAATATCTTGCAATCTTAAAATACAATGTTCTGCAATTCTTTTACTAATACTTAACTCTCCGCTGTTAATGTGTTTTGTAGCATTATTAGATGCCATAAGAGCTAATTTCTGTGTACCAATTAAAGCTTGCTTTGAAGGCTGAGTTGCGTCTCTTGCTTCGTTAATACCGGTCACATCTCTAATAAGCTGCATATTATGATTATATATAGCTATTAAATTTTGCATGTCTCTACCTATACCGTTTTCTAATTCTTGTATAGGTAAAGCTTGTGTCATATTACCTTCATCGTCTTGTCTTCTATAATATATATTACCAGTTTGGTCGTAAATATCTTGCAATTGTAAAGGCGTAAAAGTAGCGCCGTCTCCTTTAGAAACATTCTCTAAAGATCCTAATTCAAAAGCAGCACCTTTTGGTCTTGCTTTAGCAATTAATAATTGTAATTTTAAATGAGCTAATTGTATTTGGTCTGCAAAAGGTATCATTCTTTCAACAAGAGACTTTGCCGTACTATTAGTTACATTTGGTATATAAACTATATATGGATTCGGTGTTTCGTCTAACGTAGACTTTTTACGAACCATATTTTCTGCTACGCCATAGTTTATTAAGTAATCAGTACCTATAATATAAATACCTGAATAATAAACTGTAGCTGGCTGTTTTATTAATTCTCTTTGATATTTTGATCTCTTCGGCGGTGTATAATCCTCGTCTTTTCTATACAAGTTATTATACCCATATTTATTTTGTTTCTTTTCATACACTAAAGTATAGTCAGATTTAAAACAACCATCTAAAATTTGTATTTTAAAATTATCATAATCAAACTCTTCATAGCCTAGCTCAGGATTATACTGGCTTTCCATACTCATGTAATTTTTGTTGCCAAATTTACCTGTGTATGTTTCTGCTATTTTTTGAAGTTCTTTCTCAGAGAGCTCGCCTGGCTTCATCATTTGTCTAATGTCACCTATAGTAACATATCTTACCTCACCTGCATGAAATAAATTTCTAGCATCAGGCATTCCAATATGGCTGTGTATAAAATTAGAAGGATCTACATATCTAATTCTAACTCCTTTGGTTTTGTGAGTTTCGGTTTTAGCCACTGCTATACCACAAACTGTTAAATCCCTAAGTAATTTATTTCTTATTTCTTCAAAATTATTAAGTTCTTTTATACCTCTAAGAGCTTGTTCCATAGCAATTTCATTTTTTTGCTTATAGTTTAAACTCATATATAAATCTAGTTCGTCTGAACTATCCGGAACAAACCCTGAATTTTGTTGAGGTATACCAGATATTTGTGAAAATTGCTCGTTATAATCTTTATTAAGCATATTAACAAAAAACTTGTTTCTATCTCGCAACTTTCTATTAACAGAAACTTTATCAATAGCCGAAACATTCATTTCATATTCTTGCTCAGCAAGACCATTAACAACAACATCTACAAACTTTGGTATAATACTAACTACATTCCAGTCTAAATTCATATAAGTCTCGTCTCCCGAATTATTTAATTGAGATTTATATTTATGTACAGACTGAGTACCTGAAGCATAAGCTCTGGCTCTTTTAAATCTTCTTTTTTTACCTTGTATTCCGCTCTCGCCTTCGCTATCCCAGCTATCGTACATTTTTTTAAAATAACGAAGACCATAAGACTTTTTATCCTTCACTCGTTTGGGAGCTAAAGGTGAAGGATAGCCTTGTATATTTTTATATTTATTAGCCATTTCTTATAATTGTATTTTGTCTGTAACTCCTAACAAAAGGAATAAACTTTTTTTGTTGTTTTATTTTAGCATATTTTTTTGTTGCTGCAATCAAAGCTAAAGACGATGCAATACTAGCATCATATTTAGTTCTATTATCAATTTCAAATATACTCCAATCTTTTAGTAATTCAGTAAAATAACATTTACCAATATCACCGTTTTCATTATAGCCAACATGATCATGTATGTAAGCTTCTAAAAGATCTCCCATTAAGTTTATTACTTCAGCACTTGCTGTAGGTATACCAGGAGTTCTTTTTTTATTAACAGAAGTTTTTGAATACGTATATTCTGGTCTTTCCATTAAATATTTACTAAAACCGTTATCGCGAAAATAGTTAATAATTCCGACTTTGTTATTTTCTATTAATATTTCAGCACCATAAAAGACGCAAGCTTTTAATACATCTTCATAAAAAATACTTGCCTTTGGTGGTCTATTAATATATTCTAAACAAAAAACTTCACTAAACTCTTCAAAAGGGCTAAATTTTTTATATATATAAACAGCGCCATTTGATCTTCTGCCATCTACTGTGTAATCATGATCGAATGG